TGATGGCTAGAGCAGCGATAGATGATGATGGCCCAGAATCGTGGGTAGGCTAGAGAAAATATAATATAAATGTGGTATTATAATGGACAGCCTTTCGATCAGGCTCCGGAAGAATATCATGGGTTTGTCTATATGATTCATGATTTGCATAATGGTAAAAAATATATCGGCAAAAAATTCTTTTGGAAACCAAAAACACTTCCTCCTCTTAAAGGTAAAAAGAGAAAAAGAAGATCTATAGTAGAAAGCGATTGGAAAAAATATTATGGATCCAATGCTGAGTTACAAGATTTAGTTGAACAATCTGGACCAGATAATTTCAATAGAGAAATACTCAAACTTTGCAAGACAAAGGGCGAATGCTCATATTATGAGATGAAATATCAATTCATGTTTGATGTTCTACTAAAACCAGATGAATACTACAATTCTTTTATTGGAGGAAAAATTCATCGAAAGCATATTTTAGGTTTACAATCAGATGAAAATATGATAGAATAAGATCATGATTAAAGGAGATTTATCATGATTATTATTGACTACAATGGCATCGCAATTAGCAACATTGTAACTCAAAAGCTTGACATTGATGAAAACTTAATTCGTCATATGATTCTAAATTCTATTCGTATGTACCGATCTAAATTTAAAGATAAATTTGGTGAGGTAGTAATTGCAAGTGATGCTGGTAACAATTGGCGTTATCAAGCATTTCCACAATACAAAGCATCTCGTAAGAAAAACCGTAAAGAATCCAAAATGGATTGGAATGAAGTCTTTCGTATTACCAATATGGTGTGGGATGAGCTTACAGAAAATTTCCCATATAAAACAATTAAGGTTGATGGCTGTGAGGCTGATGACATTATCGGTGTCCTTGCATACAATACTCAAGAGTTTGGTCAACATGAAGATGTTATGATTATTTCTGCTGATAAAGATTTTGCACAATTACAAAAATTTGACAATGTGTCACAGTTTTCTCCTATGCAAAAGAAATATATAAAAGTAGAACATCCAAGAAAGCAATTACTAGAATTGATTTTAAAGGGTGATACATCTGATGGCGTACCCAATGTATTGTCGGGAGATAATGTGTTTGTAGACGGTGAAAGACAGACTCCATTACGTAAGCCAGTTATGGAAGCGTTAATGGAAGATCCTTCTTCTCAAGGACCTGATGTTCTACGGAACATTCAGCGAAATCGTAAACTCATTGATCTTAGTTCAACTCCACAAGAATTAAAAGACGAGATCTTGAGCTGTTTTAATAGCCAAGATAAATATGAATATAGAGGTAAGGTATTTCCTTATCTAGTTGAAAAACGTTGTCGACGTTTAATAGATGATATTAAGGATTTTATTTGATGGTTAATAAAGTTTCACTACATGTGTTCGAGATTATTGATAAAGCTCAAAAGGCTAAAACTCGAAAAGAAAAAATTACAGTTTTACAAGAGAATGAATGTTGGGCTTTAAAAGATTTTTTACGTGGTTCTTTTGATGATATTGTTCAATGGAATCTACCTCCAGGGGCACCACCATATGAACCAGCGAAAGAAGATTCAGTTCCATCTTCTTTACATAAACAGCATACAAAATTTAAGCATTTCGTAAAAGGGCTTGAGGGTGACAAGCTCCCTAGCATTCGCCGTGAGCGGATGTTCATTGATATGTTAGAAGCGATTCATCCAACCGACGCTGATTTACTAATTAAGATGAAAGACAAAGAACCTATGGGAGGAGGCATCACAAAAAAATTAGTACAAGAGGCATTTCCTAAACTCATAGTAAAATAAAAATAGGAGATTGCATGACTGCTCAGTTTGAGAGACTCAATCAAGACGTTGCTGAACTAGAAACATATATTCAAAAACTCAAAAAGAGAAAGAGGGTAGATGAAAGTTTAATAAGTAAACTAAGAAAGAAAAAAGAGTTTTTAATTAATCATATAACTGAGAAACAATACTTAATGCAATAGGAGGTCAATCCAGTCGGGATCTCCCATCCCGGCTGGTAACCTAGGAAAAAATTATGCCAACATATACATTAAAAGATTTGAAAACATTAGATCAATGGGATATTTTTTGTTCTTATGAAGAACTACAAATTATCTTAAACGAATTACCAAATGTCCAACAAGTATTATCCGCTCCTAAGATTGTTGGCGGGGTTGGTAATTTACATTCTAAAGTACCAGATGGATTTAAAGATGTGTTAAGTAGAGTAAAAAAAGGTTCATCAAGAAATAATACGATAAATTCATAATGGCAAAAAATAATTCTTTAACTGTAAAGCTCGACGACTTAATGGAGTATGAGCCTATTACTCTGAATCAACAAACAGCTTTTGAAGCTTGGGATGAAGGAGATAATTTAGTTTTAGCCGGATCAGCTGGTACAGGTAAAACATTTATTGCAATGTACATGGCACTTGAAGAAATGCTAGAAGCAGACAATTATTATCGAAGAATAATTATCATTCGATCTGCGGTACCAACAAGAGACATGGGATTTCTACCAGGAAATGCTGAAGAAAAGAAGCAAATGTATATGCTTCCTTATAAGAATATATGCACAGAATTATTTAATGATAAAGCTTCATGGGGAAAAATGACAAATTCTGGTCAGATTCAATTTGAATCGACATCATTTATTAGAGGAGCCACATTCGACGACTCAATTATTATTGTAGACGAAATGCAGAATTTAAATTTCCATGAATTAGATTCTGTTATCACAAGAGTTGGCCGGAATTCAAAAATTATATTCTGTGGCGATTATCGTCAGACAGATTTTAGATTTGATGATGAAAAAGAAGGTATCTTTAAATTTATGAGAATTATGGAACAGATGAAAAACTTTTCTATAATTACATTTGGATGGGATGATATTGTTCGCTCTGGTATGGTAAGAGATTACATTATGACAAAGGAAATGTTGGAGATAAACTAATGATTACTATTTACGGAGATCTCAATTGTATATGGTGCGAAAGAGCTAAAGATTTATGTAAGCAATATGATATGGCTTTTACATATAAACAAATCAGAGATCCAGGAATCTTTGATGAATTACAGGAACAAGTTCCTGGCGTAAAAACTGTGCCACAAATATTTTGGCATGGAAAACACATTGGTGGATATAATGAGTTTACCAGTGAAATTGAAAATACTCGAAACTTTGGACAGGAAAAAATTTAATGGCTAAATTTAGTCGCTTTGATTCCAGAAATAAAAAACGTGGAAAACACAAATCTCAATCACTAGAGCGGGATTTGCGGCGGATTCGAAAACAAACTTCAGTAAAAAAAATTAAATTTAATGCTAAATTATATAATGAAACGTATGTCACACAAGAGCAAGAAATTATTTAAGTATATTGAACGCATCGCTATAGCATTCAGTGTTCTCCTAAATGTAATTTTAGGAGGGAGTTCAAATCAAACTCTATCAGCTAGACAATATAAAAGAAAAAAAGAAAAAAAAGTCAATGGTGTTTGGCTAATCGATTTCATATTCTTTTTCGATCCAGAACATTGTATGATGTCATGGTTGTATTGGAACACACATCAAAATATTAGAAAAGTGAAAAATAACTATGTACAACGCACCCAAGATATGGTAGAATACAAATATAATGATGGAGAAAGGATATTAGATGAACAACCTAAACAAAGTGATCTTGACAGACTGCGATGGCGTATTACTTAATTGGGAGTATGCATTCAATATTTGGATGCAACGGAAAGGATACGAATTAGTTCCTGGTGGAGAAAATAAATATGATATGGGCGATCGCTATGGACTTAGCGATGAATTAAAAAAGAATTTATGTCGCCACTTTAATGAATCTGCTACCATGGGATTCTTACCTCCTCTTCGAGATGCTATGTACTATGTTGATCTATTACATCGTAAACATGGTTATGTATTTCATATGATTACTGCTCTTAGTCTTGATCCAAATGCTCAAGCTCTACGAATTCAAAATACAAAAAAGCTGTTCGGCGAAACTGCTTTTGAAAAATTTGTATTTTGTGATACTGGCGCAGATAAAGATGAAGTCCTAGAACCCTACCGGGATAGTGGTCTTATTTGGATAGAAGATAAAATAGAGAATGCCGAGCTTGGAGCTAGTTTAGGATTAGAGTCTCTTTTAATTGAACATGGACATAACATGGATTATAAAGGTCTTCCATTGATGAAAAACTGGAAAGAAATATATGAATACTTATCATAAACACCACGATATTTACATTAAGTCTTGGGTGAGAGAATATCAATTAAATTTTGATCAAAGTTATTTGAGACGATGCGAAACTCTTATAAAACAAGAAGGGGATAAGCAAGATCATGTTACAAACATAAAATGTAATATGACAGATTGGCATTTTATAATAAATGAACCTCATTATGCTCCATTACTGGAAGAGATAGAAACAATTGCTGAATCTATTATGACAGATTTTAAACGTTATCCGCATCTTAAGTTATGTGATTGTTGGGGAGCAAGTTATAAAAAAGAAGAGTTTGCTATACCTCATAATCATCAAGAAGCACAAGTGGCTTTCACTTATTATATAAAAGCTGAAGATGGTAGTGCGCCATTACATTTTTTTGAAAATATGGAAAGCCCCCAGCCTATTTTAGAAATACAACCTAAGCAGAATCTGTTGGTATTGTTTAATGGCGCGGCAGACCACGGCGTACCTCCACAAAAAACAGATGCAGAACGCGTAGTTATCGCCGGAAATTTTTTGGTATCTTCACCATGGGAAACATAATGACAATATTTGAATGCTTGAATTTGAGAACAGAATTTGAAAATATTATTCAATATAGAAAATCTTATAATTTGCCTACACTTGATAGTGATATACATAGTCTTGTATATTTCATGGAAACAGGTTATAAAAAGAACCGACTTAGGAAAGATGCAAATAGAGCTTTAAAAATTGCTGAAATGATTATAGAAAGTTATGAAAATGAAAACCCTAATCTATCAAGTCTATACGGGAAAACGCTCTAAACTGTATGACCATTGTACTCAATCAGTAAAAGATTATGCTAACAGAATAGGGGCTGACTATGAATGTCAGCGTACTCCTATTTTGATGATACGTCCAGATCCATTTACAACAAATAGGAGTAAAGAATCATATGAGAAATATGGTGGGTTTCTTCCAATTTATGAAAAGGAAAATGCCTTTACGTACCTTAAATCCTATGATCAGGTGGCCATTATTGATGCTGATGTTTTTGTTAGGCCTGAGTGTAATGATTCTATATTCACTGATGCTGGCACTGATTGCCACTTCGCTGGCGTCTTAGAACGTGATATGCCTATTACGAATGAATATACTCAAAAATTAGCTAACTATACTCGTATGCAATATATGCAATCTCCACAAATAAAAAATCTATTTAATTGGAAGCATAAAGCTGGTGCTGACTTCTATAACATGGGTATTATGGTTTTAAACAAATCAATTGCTAAATACCTGAGAGGTGAAACGCCTAAACAATTTCTATCACGTCCAGAATTTAAACCATTTATTGATGGTATGGGCGCATGGAAATGGTCTACTGACCAAACACTATTAAATGTTTGGGTTAAAGAAGAAAAGATGAAAGTGAATAATCTCCATTGGAAATGGAATGGTTTGTTTACTGCAAATACAAAGATTAAGCATTGCAATTTTGTTCATTTCTTTTTAAAAGACAAGCTGCCTAATCGTGGTGAGAACGTAGAAGAACTAATGAAAGCAATTGGATGAAAGCTCAAATAACATATATTAGTCATTACTTTGATTCAATTACTCAGTCAGACCAAGCCATCAGAAGTTTTGACGCATTTAAAAATTGGGAAGTGGAAAAAACGCCTGGAGTAACACCAGAAACAGTAAAGAGCCAATTTGAATATAATATTCCAATTAAAGAAAACAGTCGTCTATTAGATTTTAAGAAAGAAGACACTCTTAGATATTTGACTAAGTTAAGTTGTGTAATCAATCATGTAAAATTTTTTAGAAGAGTAATAGCAGCTGATGAACCAATGGTTTTTCTAGAACATGATGCACTGTGCACTAGATCTTGGGTTGACGTAGACTTTGATGAATATCTTATATTGAATGCTGAATATGTATTTAAACCTCCTAATAAATTAGCTCTTAGACAATATAAGGATTATGTATGGCCAGGGACTAAAGGCGTATATGAAATGCAACAAGACTACAGGCTGACATACTATAGAGATAATAATTGGAATGGTAGTTTTATGGCTCCTGGTACAGGTGCGTATGCATTAACTCCAAAAGGAGCTAAAAGATTATTAGCTGCAGCTGAAAAAAACTTAGATCAATCGGATTTTCTCATCAACAGCTACAATGTGAATATGCAATATTTACTGCCTTCACCAATAAAATTTAATTCTGTTAATTTGAGTACTTCATATGGAATACAAATTTAAAATACCCGATGGTTGCAAACACGCTCCAGAAGCTCTTCAAAATCTTGGAGCTTATAGTCTTGCTAAAAAGCATCTAAAAAATAATAGAACAGCTCTAGATATTGGTGGCCATATTGGCACGATGACTAGAATATTTTCAAATGATTTTGAACAAGTACATTCATTTGAACCATTATGGACAGAATATTTAAGAGAAAATACTTCAGATTTAAATAACGTTAAGATAGAACCAGTAGGAATTGGTAATTCTATAAAAGAAGAAAAAATGTATATTTTACCAAGAAATACTGGTGGATCCACAATAGTAAAACATCCAAGGAGAACTTGGATTTCTTCTGCTGAAGAAAAGAAAATTAACATATATCCTCTAGATCATTTTGAATTAGAGAACGTTGATTTCATAAAGATTGATGTTGAAAGCTATGAATACTTTGTGATTGATGGAGCTAGAAAAACTCTTGAGAAAAATTCTCCAGTCATAATGATTGAGTTTATCGAAAAATACGAACATCCAGAATTTACAGTTAATGAGACAAAATTTTTACTTGATCAGCTTGGATATATTAGCGTTGGTTATGTCGATAGAGATTGGGTTTACATAAAGGAATAAAAAATGCAACCATGGGACTATTCAAAAGCTAAAGATATAGATGATGTAATCACTATTATTGAAGGCTTGTGTAATGAATCATTAAAAGCTAGATATGATGATCTATTTGAATATGCTGCTCAATGCGAGACTGCAATGGAATTTGGTATCAATCAAGGATCATCTTTAGCTGCGATTCTTAGAGCTGGCCCTAAAACAGTAATAGGAGTTGATGTCGAATTAAAGCCCTATAATATTGGTGGACTTAAACCAATTATGGAAGAATACGCTAAGAAAGAAGACATTAATTTAAAAATAGTAAAAGGTGATTCGACAAAGATTGCACCAGCAAACGTTGAATTTCTTCATATTGATAGCTTACATAGCCCTAAGCATTTAGAAAAAGAATTAAAGATTCATGCTCCATTTGTTTCCAAATATATTATGTTCCATGATATTAAACAAAAAGATTATGAACTAATGAAAGTAATTGAAAAATACGTTAGTAATAACCCAGAATGGGAAGTTATTGTTAAATATGAAGTTGGTAAGTGTGGCCACGCTGTAATTAAAAGAAAATGAAACATATAGCACTAAGATCCACAAGCATGCGACGAGACATGCCGTACACCACCCCTGGATTAGGCGACAGGGCTCATAGCATTCTTATAGGATACCAATATGCAAAATCGCATAATACTCAAGTGTGTTTGCATTTAACAAAAGATAAGTATGGCAAAGAACATAAGAAAACTTCTTGGAAGCAGCTTTCAGAATTAACTCATGGTCTTGTGACATATCAAGTCCATGATGTTTCTGGTTTAGATGAACACGTTTGGGAAGCATGGTTATTTGGCCAAGGGATTGATGCAGAAATATATTATTACAAAGATACTCTTCATATGCATCCAAGAGAAAAACCAGTTCCTCTTGAAATATCGCAATATCTAAAAGTTCTTCCATGTATGGATCCCATTGATTGCTCTAGTGACTTAGACCTACCGGAGAAATTTGTGACTATGCAATGGGATAGTACTGATGCGTCTAGACAAGTTTCACCGATAAAACTTCATACAATAAAAGAAAAATATATAGAAAATGGGTATGAACTTATTACTGTGGGTGGATCTTCTGAGAATGAATTTTTAAGAACTTCTCTCGCGCACGCGGGGTACGCTATCAGTAAAGCTGATTA